CTGGACCCTGCTGGACCCTGCTGGACCCTGCTGGACCCTGCTGGACCCTGCTGGACCCTGCTGGACCCTGCTGGACCCTGCTGGACCCTGCTGGACCCTGCTGGACCCGGAAACTGTCCGATATATATAGCCCTGTTACCTTCTCACAATTTTGGTTTTGTTGACAGTCTATCCACTACAGGTAGACCAGTCCATCCACTACAGACGCAAAACAGGTGCACACCTTAACGTGCACCAGTGACAGGGAAAACAGGACTAATTTTTTAAAGGGCTACAGGTCGCAGGGTTGATACCTGCTAGGCTACTTATAGGGCTACAGTGTAGCCCTATAAGTAGCCCCTGATCACGTGGGGCTACTTATAGGGCTACAGTGTAGCCCTATAAGTAGCCCCTGATCACGTGGGGCTATCGGATTAGGCTGTTGTTAGTTCTGCCTGTTGTGCTGCCTGTTGTGCTGCATCCTCCCATCGTTGGATAGCTGTAACACAGGTATCAATCAAAGCCTGTTGTGCCGTCATACGTTTGTATGCTGCATCCGTCATACCATCGCATGATGCTACAATCTTTTGGCCGTTAATGCCTGTCTGAGCGTATGCGATCAATGCTTTACATGCTGCCTTACCTCGTCCGCCCTCTACCTTGTAACCAAACTGATCTGCCAAATGTGCGTATACATCAGGCCATTGTGATCCGTCAAGGACTTCAAGGGCTAGCAGGCTTTCCAATGTGACAACGTCAAATGACGTCGCAGACGTTTTACGGGTCGTGGTGGATTTACCATGCAATGCAAGTGCAATGCGAACACCTGTTGACGCGCCATTGATGGCGCGTTCTGCGCGTTCGGCTGTTGTACTGATCTTACCATTTTTGGAGACAAGTGCAGTAGCTGCGCGAAGTGTTATTAAGGTTGTAACTGTCATTTTAAATACTCCAATAAAGATTAGCTACATGCTCACGCTATAGCGTAGGGATGCTATGGTTTTTGTAGCGGTATGGATTGTGAGCATGTAGCGATTCTAGGCTATAGAAATCAGTATTTCAACCTATCATGTAAAAAATAGTTGAAGTAAGTACACACTAACATGGACAAGTGACGTATAGCCTGTGGACAACCTGTGTATAACCTGGCCTTCCTACCCTAACAACCATCGCACAATATTTTCCACACTTTCATCTAATACTTCGCACTATTTGGCACGACAGCAGTTAGTAATACTGCAATCATCACCTATAAAAGTGTATACAAATCATAGCATTCCAATAAGGCATACAAGTGTATAGAGAACTCACACATCCAATAAGGCATAAAAGTGTATAGAAATAACGCCTATTTCCTAAGAAACACACCCCGTTACCACCCACACGACCATAAAATTTAGAAAATATCTAATACTTATAGAATTTTTGGCAAAAATATCTAATACTTTCTTCAATACGGCACACCTCTGTAAGTAAATACTCACTTATAATCTGGCAACCCCTCATAGAGCCACTATATGACAGCAGCACACGAGACATTCACCTTGAATAGCAAAGGTTACCCGGCACACTGGCCTGAATGCAATCCAGCGCGTCCAGACACCGTGGCGAGTCGCATTACAGACCGCCAGAAGAAGGACTTGTATGAACGGAACGTGACTACCAGAGAGCTAGCCAAGCTATTTGGAGTCAGAGAAGCCTACCTTTCACACCTATTCCCCGGTAAAGGCCCCGGTTTCAAGGAAGCTAAGAAGCGCCTGATTAACACCCGTAAGGAGTACAGATGTAACTATGCCTCTATGGTTATAGAAGGCAAGATAAGCTGCAAGGATGCGGCTATCGCCTCTAGGATACCTTACCGCAGCATGGCTAGGGCTGTACAACTCTTGAAAAACAAGGCACAAAATGGCGAAAACACCACAGTTTAATGTAGAAGACTTCCCGACTCTTTCCGAGGAAGGTGGTCCAAATATAGATGAACAATACGTACCCGAATTTGTCCCCTTAACTGCAGGCACCTTGAATCTAGAGGCCGAGTTACTGGAACAATACAACAGGGCTAGACGCTTGTTACACGAAGCACAGTACGATAACACTATTTCCTTGAATCAGAAGGCAGCAGCCTTGAATAGTGCGACTGCTATCATAGGGGCGTTAACGAAGAATCAGGCGGAATTGTATAGCTTGGAACGAATTAAGAAGATAGAAGCTGTATTGATAGAGGTCTTGAAGGCGTTTCCTGATATGCAAGCTGAGTTCATGGTTAAGTATGAGGAAGCTCTGGGAGTTGATGAATGATTACAGAGCACTTGCAGAGGGTTAAGGAGAGTATAGCTAATGTCTATACTATGGGAAACCTGTCACAATGGATCTCCAACAGTACGAAGTATGAGGGGAAGAGGTTCAGTTATGAGGGGCGTGAGTACCAACCTACGATTATAGATGACCCTGCCAAGACGCTGCTAGTGATTAAGTGCGCTCAGGTGGGCCTATCTGAGATATTTGCTAGGTGGGCGTTGGCATCTGTGGTGACACAGGATAACTTCACTACTATCTATACCTTTCCTGCAGCTACTGACGCAGAGTTGTTTTCTAAAAGTCGCTTGATGCCGATTATAGATAGCTCCAAGGTGGTGAAGCATAGCATGAGCCGTACTGTCAATTCAGTAGAGCTTAAGCAGTTTGGGGTTAACAGCTTCCTATATACTCGGGGTACGTACTCAGAGACAGGGGCCTTGTCAGTGCCTGCGGATTTGATTATCCACGACGAGTATGATAGGTCGGATATGGCTAACGTGTCAGCTTATGTGTCACGTTTACAGGCTAAACCTACGAAGATGCGTCGAATCTTCAGCACACCGACTGTTGCGAAGTATGGTATTGATGCGGAGTGCCAGACAGCTAGACGGAAGAAGCAGGTGTGGACTTGCTCACATTGCCGTCATAAATTCCTACCTACTTACCACGATAACATAGTTATACCAGGCTATAGTGGTAAGAAGGAGGACATAAATAAGCATAACCTTGAATCTATGCGCTGGAGGGAGGCTAAGTTGCTCTGCCCTAAGTGCGGCCAGATACCGGAAACTGGTATTCAGTACAGAGAGTGGGTGGTAGAGAACAACGACGCGAAGTTTGACGCTATCTCCTACAATGTGTCACCATTTTGTGCACCGTCTTTCATTACTGCGCCCTACCTTGTAAAGGTTTCTACGGAATTTAACAAGTGGTCTGAGTTTTGCAATCAGGCTTTAGGGGAGACTTCGGAAGATGCGCAGGATATGCTGGTTGAGTCGGATGTTAGGGCTATGCATAGTCCTAATTCTATGGATTCTAGTGATGTGCACTTCCTTGGTGCTGACATGGGCCTTACTTGCCATATTATGATAGGACGTAAGGTTGGTGGTAAGTTGATAGTAGTGCACCGTGAGAAGGTGTTCTATACTGATTTTGAAGAACGTAGACGGATTCTGTGCTCTCAGTATAGGGTGGTCACATCGGTTCACGACTTGTTCCCCTACACTGATATTATCACACGGATTACAAGCTTCGACCCTAATGCTTATGGCGCTATCTATGTGGAGAAGAAGTCTACAGAAAGCCATACTATCAAGGATCAGGAAGCTAATCCAGAGGAAGGAAAGCTGAATGTTCGCTCTGCTATGGTCAATAGGAATATTGCTCTAGACGAGTTGATGGCTGAAATTAAGGCAGGGAGTGTGCTAATTCACGGTGTAGATGATGAACTGGTACAGCACTTGTTAGATATGAAGCGCATACAGAAGTTCATGAAGGATAACACCATGAAGTATGTATGGGAGAAGACAGACGGACACGATCACTGGCACCATACCCTCTTGTACCTGTATATAGCCACTAAGTTACGAGCTACAGCCGGGGCTTGGACAGCTTTGGGTGCAGTTCCATTCGTTAGTTCTTTCGTTTCTCGACAAAATGTGGGTTAAGTCTACACTAGGTTTGCAGCTAGGCGTGGTAGACTGCGGCATTGCCGCAGGAAGAACACTATGAGTATATTCACTAAATGGTTTGGAATAGAGGAACAAGCAGCTACTTTGCCACCTGTGCCTCTGCCTAAAGCTCCTACAGGGGCTCAGGGAGAACCTGCACACCGCACAGTGGTGGGCGGGGCTACAGCGCGTTTGGCTCAACTTGATAGAGCGCCTCTTACTACTAATCGGCTAGATGTACGTAATTCTAGCAGCACTGCTGCTGCTATTCGTACCCTGACTTATACCTCTCCAGAGGTAGGTGCAGCGATTTATGCCAATTTACGGGTAGGTATTCCAGAGTCTTTCTCTGTTATAGCTCGTGATATGGACGGAAAGGCTAACCCCAATGCTACTGGTGTTGCTCAGGAAATCTTGCGTAGGATTACGTATTTGGGCAATATGGACGGTACTTATGGCTCACAAGCTACCATTCAGAGCCTGTCCGAGAGCCTTGGTAAGCAGTTGTTGCAATATGGTGCCTGTTCTGGCGAGGTGGCCCTTGATAAGGCGCGGGTTCCTGCTAGTTTGAACCCTATCTCTGTCACTACCTTGAAATGGTACGACGAGGAAAAGGCTACCCGGCCTGTCCAAGTCATCGGCGGCGAAGAGATTGATCTGGACATACCTACTTTCGTCTATGTGAGCTTGGATCAGGACTTGTTAGAGGCGTATGCTAGCTCACCCTTGGAGTCCTCTATCCAACCTGTGCTGCAGGATATAGAGTTTAACAACGATGTGCGTAGGGCCTTGAAACGTGCAGTGCTTCCACGGCTGGTTGCTACTATTGATAGCGAAGCCATTAAGAAATCTACGCCTCCTGACATTCTGAATGATAGCGATAAGTTTGCTACATACAAACAGGCAGTTATTAAAGCTGTTCAGGACGTAGTTAACGGGGCTAATCCTGAGGATGCCTTCATCAGCTTCTCTGAGATTACCTATGCCTACGTTGACGGCGGTCAAGACCCATCTGCAATTATCGAACGGATTCAGAAGGTCTTGAACTCGAAGCTGCAAACGGGGACTAAGACTCTGCCTGTGGTGCTGGGCTATGGTGCAGGTGCTACTGCTGCATCTGCCGAATCTATGCTGTTTATCAAATCCGCTAACATGATTCGGGTGAAGCTCAACGAGTTCTACAGCCGTATCCTGACTATAGCTACCCGCTTGATGGGTGAAGATTGCTACGTGGAGTTCAAGTACGCTCAGATCGATCTGCGTCCTGATTCCGAGCTAGAAGCCTACAAAGCTATGAAGCAATCTAGGATTTTGGAACTCCTGTCCTTGGGCTTGGTTACCGATGAAGAGGCTTCGATAGAGTTGACCGGGAATCTGCCACCACAAGGATACAAGCCCTTGATGGGCACGATGTTCAAAGCTGGTACTGGTGCATCAAAGGGTGCGGAACAGCCCGGCACAGCCAGTTCTGGCACGTCCAATATGTCTCAGGGCAAGCCTGACACTCCAGCCGCACCGAAGTCTGCTCCAAAAGCTGATACGGAGAACCTGATGCAAGCGCATAGGGATTCTTTGAGTGCTGTACAGGATATGGCATACACTATGTCTCGGCAGGCTACCAAACCTGTAGAAGTCAGCGTTGCTCCTACAGAACTGCACCTTACTATTGCACAAGAAGCCTCTAAACCTACCAAAACCGTCCGTATAAATCGTGGCGAAGATGGTAAAGTTACAGGCATGGAGGTCATAAATGGCGATTGAAACGTGCCTTACTACGGCTGGTAGGCTGGCCTTCCTGCAAGGGAAGATCAAGCCTGACCATGTGTTTAAGATCGCTCTGTACAAGAAAACAGCGAATCTGGGCAAGAAGACTAAGGCATACACCAAGACTGGTGAGGTAACTGCTAACGGCTACATGGCCTTGCAGCTATCTGCCCCTGTCTTCTCTTCTAATGAGGACGAAGAGGCCATCATGGACTTTCCCGGTGATGTAGTATGGGACAATGTGTCTATTGCTGCAGACGGATGCCTGATATATGACGAGACCTTGGATGGGTTAGCTATTGCGGTAGGTTCTTTTGGCGGTACGGTGACTAGCACGAACGATAAGTTCAAGCTGGAACCTTCAGCAGACTTGATTAAGTTCATATGAAGTATTTGGTTATATTCCTGTTCATCGGCAGTGCCTATGCCGAACTGCCTAAACCCGGCACACCAGAAGCTATAGCTGATCTGCGTTATTGCGGTGAGCCAGCTAGGGATGCTAAGGGTAAGATCAAGCGCAGTCAGACTGTACTACGGCACTTCGTCAAAGTGTTTCCATGTCCAGCAAACCTTGAGCAGACTACTAACTGTCCGGGTTGGGCTATCGACCACACAATACCGCTGGCTAGCGGTGGCTGTGATGCGACCTTGAATTTAACATGGTTACCGGACGAGATTAAGAGTTGCAGTTCTACGACTTGTAAAGACAGGTGGGAGAGAAAATATCATGCGTTTCCCCGCGAGGCAGTTGTCAAATAGTTTGGTAGTATTAGCAAAAACTTCTAAGGCAGTCCTCAAGGGTGAGGTAAACTCGTACAATCAGCCGATCTGTTAGATTGAACATGAACATAGCCAAGATCAGAGAGCTACTTGCCTACGACCCGGAAACCGGGCGGTTCACATGGCTTGTCTCTGCTGGTTCAGTGAAGGTTGGGGATGAGGCTTCTAGCACGACTACCGCAGGCTATGGTCGAGTAAAGCTAGAAGGGGTCTACTACTCTCTGCATAGACTTGCTTGGGCTTTCGTACATGGTGAGTTTCCAGAGTCAGACCTAGATCACGAGAATCTGGTAAAGTCTGACAATCGTATAAGTAACTTGCGTTTGGCTACTAAGGCAGAGAATCAAATGAACAGAGGGCTTTTCAAGAACAACACTTCAGGATGCAAAGGTGTTACTTGGAATGCTACAAGAGGCAAGTGGTCTGTGCGTTGTGCAGCCAATGGCAAGCGTAAGCATTTAGGGTATTTCGATGATGTGGCTTCGGCTACATTGGTTTATAAGCAACATGCACCATCTATACATGGTGCTTTCTATCAAGAGGTGTAATTATGGCTGCCGGGGACATCAAGTGGTTTCAACAAGGTCTTCTCGATCTTGGCAATAAGATTCATAACCTGTCTAGTGACGCCCTGCTGTTGGGTATCGTCACTTCGGCAACTGCGCCTACGATGGCGACTGCTGCACCTCATTGGGGCGGTACAGGTACTACTAACTTCGCAACTACCCAGGTTGGCGTAGGTGGTGGCTATACAGGCCCTATCACCTTGGCCTCGGTTACATGGACTAACGTGGCTGGTGTTATTACACTCCGCGCTACTGACGTTGTGGTGCCACAGAATGCTGCTGGTTTCACCAATGGTGCTTATGCTATCATTTACAACAACACTGACGCTAACAAACGCGCTATCGGCTACATTGAACTCAATGCCGCTGGTACACTGAGCATCGTATCTGGAAGCTTCACCATTGACTTCCAAGGTGCTGGCACTGACGTTCTGCGCCTGACTCCAGCTTAATAGTTAGAAAGGTCGAGCAATGTCTCTACTTGATGAAATCACTGCAGTCTGTACTCCAGAAGAAATCGCTAGTGCAGAGCATGGCATGATAGCTGAGCGTGTTAGTGTAGGGCGTACTCGCCCTAGCACTACACATATCGGTGAAGGCAAATTGCTGGAAGTCCTTGGACTTGCAGCAGGAAACGCTTTCTTGGACGTTATCAATACTGTGCCTGATTACCGACATGTTAAGAAGATCATCGCTCGTGGTGACTTCGATATGTCTACTTCTGTATCTCAGGATGGTGTGCAAGCGATGGTTCCCGCTGTACTTACTCAAGTACAAGCTGACGCTCTCAAAGCACTAGGTCTGACTTCTGCTCCTGTTAGCGTTCAAGAAGTAATTGAAGCTTTGAAAGGCTAAACATGGCACTCCAATTCGGCACAGCAACTCCTATCACTATCTCTGCCAATAGCCTTGCTTCTGCCGCTAATCGCTCTAGTCAAGCTGTAACTACCAGTACAGTAGGTAACGTCACACAGGTACTCTTGGAAGTGTCGGTGCTGACTACAGCTACTGCACCTACTGGTAATAAGCAAATTGTAGTCTACGGCTATATGTCCATTGACGGTACAAACTATGGCGGCGCAAGCTCCACAGTTGATAACGTAGATGGTACTGACAAAGCGTTGACCGCTATTGGCTCACCTACACAGCTTGTATTCCTTGGAACTATCCAGTTGAATCAAGGTGCCGTAGCAGCTACCATTAAACAAGAGTTTGTGGTCAACAATGCCTTCGGTTGCATCCCTCCAAAGTGGGGTATCGTCTTGTATAACGATGCAGGAACAGCCCTTGGAGCTACAGTCTCCGCACAGTACCGCGAAGTCTATTACAACTAACCGTCATGACTCTAAGTGCAGCACCGAAGTTTGCGCTGCAACGGACGGTTCGTACCACGCAGCCACAGTCAGGCTCCAGCATTAATTGGGGCAATCCTGTAACCAAGAACCTTAACTCTGTTATTAACATGGCAGAGGTTAAGGAGGTTATATTCAATCGCCAATTGCGTAGAACTACTGACTACGGGGCTATGCTTAGAACTGGCCCTACCCCCTATGGTACTGGCCTAGTTGAAGTTAATAGTGGCGGGGCAGCTCTGGCTCCCGGTAGGGACTTGAACTACACCACAGGTCATGTAGCGTTATTCTCAACCTTCTGGTTGAAGAATAAAAGCATTGCTACTACCACAATGGTTCAACTTGCCTGTAATGATATTGGAACGGCTTGGATGAGTGGGGCAGGGTCAACAGGTGTATGTCTATACTGGACAAACGAGTTAGGCGTTCAGAAGATAAATGCTAAACTTTGCTGGAATGCACCTTATTACATCAACATTGATGTAACAGGAATTGCCGAAGGTTTACATACGGCTGCTATAGTAGTTAAAAACTTAGGTGCTGAAATATACCTAGACGGTAGAAAGATAGGGTCAGCAACTACCGCTAACGCTAATTACTACACGGCAGGTATTGCCCTGTCCGGGTACGAGAATCCAACTCTATACACCTCTGGAATTGGGATGGTATTAGTGCGAGGTTCCTATATTGGGCCAGTCACTACTGGTCAAATGGAGGAATTAACCTCTAACCCTTGGCAGATATTTAATCCTGACAAACCTCTACCTCCGTTAAGTCTAGCACCTCACGAAGTAGTCACACCGCGCAAGTCTTATATGCTTGGTGGTAGTTCTCCTGCGCCGTCTACGGCTGCTATCTTAACTATACCTAGAAGGGTTAGAACCACTCAGCCTCAAGGGGTAGTTTCAGTTGCTAATGGTTGGTGTGCGTATAATGCCGCATCTCAAAGCCTAACAGGATTCGGGCAAACTGTGTCAGTACCTAACACTGCACCTAGAGCCACTATGGGCGGTATTTGCGGAGGTGCTGTAAATGTAAACTTCTCTCCGCTTAAAAGATTGTCAATTGTAGAAGATACCTCATCTACCTTTACATTGGTTGGGTCATTTGTACGACAAGACTCGGGACAGCATACATTTGGATTTTCTAGTGTTACTGGGTAGGGGTTTGGGCTTAACCTAATATCTACAACTTACGCTAGTGCTTATGGTACATGGTATGGTGTTCAAACTGTTAACGATATTAATAGTTGGACCAGTTATGGCTCTATAATTAATATAGCAGTATCTGTTCAGTGGGTATCAAAGTCTGTGTACAACTTTTACACTCAAACACTATATGTAAACGGTAAGTATTTTTCTAGTACTATTGGTGCTGGGTATCCAGAAGCATTTACTAAGTTTGCAGCAACAGATACCGTACTGATGGCTGGTATTTGTTCAGGCAGATTATCAGACAAGCAATTATTAAACCTATCGCTTAACCCTTGGCAAATCT